ATAACGATATATAAATAAACCTTGCAAGCTTTTTTTGCATGCCAGTTACCTAGTCCGTCCCATGCCGTCCAGCATGCCCTTAAAACAGCGCTGGCACGCGCTTACGCCTTCCAATGGCTGGCCGCCGCCTATGCTGTCTGTCTATATGTAAACTAGGCCAGCGAAGCGTGGCCCGTGACCCGTGGCCCTTTCCCTGCTATGCGATACGCTCGGCCCGTGGTCCGTGGAGCGTGACCCGTGGTCCATGGGCCTGTGTTAGTGGTCACTAACCAAGGCGCAAAGTAGCATGCCCAGCAAGGCCATTTTTAAGCGCGCTGTGAGGCGTTGATAATGATTCGAGGCTACCCTACAAGGCGGGTTGTGGATATCCTGTGCGTTTACTGTGGATAAACTGTGCATGGATTGTGGATAACTATCCGAGGTAAATGCCCATAAATGTGGATAACTTTCGCATGGTTCGCGAGCCTTGGCTCATGGTTCATGGCTCATGGTAGGCGCAAGGGGGGCAGAGTCCCTCGGTTCATGGTTCAAGTGCCACGGTTCACGGATAACCCCACCCCCCAAAAAAACGCCCCTATGCCGGTGGTGCGGTGGCTTTAGCCCGATTTCGCACAGTATTTGGCACTCCAAACAGAATTGAGGTATGATGACCCCACAAATAGGCCCCCTTGTTTTATAAAAGCCATTGCCAGAAAAATTTTTACAAAAATTAAAGAGAATGAAAACATATGCTTAGCGTCTCTGCAGCCGAACAAGCCACTATTGAGCAGGCTAGATTAGAGCTTCGTCTTCTTCAGATTGAAGCGCAAGAAAAGGCTAGAACAGACTTCTTGTCCTTTGCAAAATACGTATGGCCAGAGGCTATCTTTGGCGCGCACCACACAAAAATGGCAGATGCCTTTAACCGTTTAGCAGATGGGACCTTGAAAAGACTGATCGTCAACATGCCTCCGCGGCACACCAAGTCTGAGTTCTCGTCCTATCTGCTACCCGCTTTTATAATGGGCCGTAAGCCAAAAACCAAGATCATTCAAGCGACCCACACCGGGGAGCTTGCCGTGCGTTTCGGCCGTAAGGTCCGTAACTTGATGGACGGCGAAGAGTACAAACAGGTCTTCTCAAATGTGGCCCTTCGAGCAGACTCCAAGGCTGCCGGCCGGTGGGACACGGACCATGGCGGGGAATACTTTGCTGTCGGTGTTGGCGGCGCGATGACCGGGCGTGGTGCGGACTTGTTGATTATTGATGACCCGCACTCAGAGCAGGATGCCTTGTCAGAGCTTGCCATGGAAAACGCCTGGGACTGGTACACCTCCGGCCCTCGTCAGCGTCTCCAGCCTGGTGGCGCTATTGTCATTGTTATGACCCGTTGGAACACGAAGGACTTAACGGCTAAGCTTGTCAAGGCGCAGTCTAGCCATAAAGCCGACCGCTGGGAGATTATTGAATTTCCTGCAGTCTTGCCTAGCGGCAATCCTCTCTGGCCGGGGTTCTGGAAGCTTGAAGAGTTGCTCGCGGTAAAAGCATCATTATCCCCACAGAAGTGGCAGGCCCAGTGGCAGCAACAACCAACCAACGACGAAGGCGCTATATTGAAGCGGGACTGGTGGCAAGTGTGGCCTAGCGAAGAAGCACCTCCTGTCGAGTACATTATCCAGTCGTATGATACGGCTTATTCCAAGAAAGAGACGGCCGACTACTCTGTCATCACGACCTGGGGCGTGTTCTACCCGGACCAAGACTCAGGGCCTAACATAATCTTGCTTGACGTCACGCGAGGGCGCTGGGACTTCCCGGAGCTAAAACGTATTGCCAAGGACAGCTATGACCAGTGGAATCCTGACAATGTGTTGATCGAGGCCAAAGCGACAGGGATCACGCTTCAACAGGAGCTGCGCCGTATGGGTATTCCTGTGACCATGTATTCACCAGGCGGCCGACGCAGCGGACAGGACAAGGTATCGCGAGCTCACTCTGTGGCCCCTATCTTGGAGGCGGGTATGGTGTGGGCCCCGGACACGGACTGGGCAGAGGAATTAGTGGAGGAATGCGCTGCATTCCCGAACGGCGACAACGATGACATGGTCGATAGCACGACGCAGGCATTGAATCGTTTTAGGGCGGGTAATTTTATTTCTCTTGGCACGGATTTATTGGACGATGAGAAGCAACAAGATATTGCATTCGAGTACTATTAGGATATAGAATAGGGGGAAATTACCCCGGAGATTTCTGTAATGTACAACGACCCAAGCGCCAAGGACCTATTGGCCCAGTATCCACGCCAATTAGCCGAAGGTGGCGATGTGGCTGAAAAACCAAAACAGTCTTGGCAGGCCCCTGTTGTTGAGCAGCGCAAGACTTCTTTGACGCCTATTTATGCGCCTAGCGAAGTACCTGCTGGCTACACAGGTAAGTACATTGACCCTACGGTATTATCTGCTTCCCAGCAATATGCTCGTGACATCGCTGCACAGGACGCGATGCTTTCAGGTGCTTTAAGCTCCACGGGCAATGATAGACTAAACAGCAGAGAATACTCTCAACTACAGCAAGGTGTGCGCAGTGGCGATATCACCCAAGCTAATCTACAAGAAAAAGTAATCAATCCTGCGTATGAAGCACGTGTACGAAATGCGTATGCTGCCATCGGCCGCACTGGCGCCGTTCTGCCTGAGCTTGTAATGCCAGCTACTGGTAAGCCAACTGCTGCCAACTACCAGAACGTGACCCAAGCAGAATACGACAACTGGTTAAATCAACTTAAATCAGGCACGTTGGCAGGCGCGGATTTCCAGAACAAATTCTTGACGGCCAATGCTACGGCCATTCCTACTACTAACATTGAAGCGCAGATGGCGTATGTCAATAAAGCCCGTGCAGCGTTAGGCATGCCGCTTATAGACAAGACAGGTAAGGTCGTGGCATCTACCACCACTACTCCGGCAGCTACTAATCCTTCCATGGGCAACATAGCCCTTTTCTCACAGGGTGGTGACGTAGCAAAAAAGTCTGGTGAGTCAGAGCAGACCTCTGACGAGCCGCGGTCCATGGACCTTGAGCAGTTCTTATTGGAGAACTCTCGTACCCGCCTAGGTCCTGTCGACGTGCAAGAAGTACGTTCTGCAAGGGGCCCTGGCAAGTACGACACCCGTATTAGCAAGAACTTAGGCGACCTAGAAGCGTATGCTGACTTAGACGTTGGCGGCAAGAAGTTCAGTCAACTCGGCGCACGGCTCATGGGCCAAGGCCGTATAGGCAATTACGAAGTGCAGTACATGTACGACCCTGAAACTAAGCAGCCTGTTATTACGGGAGCGGTGCGTAAGGAGCTAAGTCCGACTAGTGACATCTCTGCAGAAGGCGTGTATGTGCCCCAGAAGGACGGCAAGGACTACTACAATGCTGGCGTGCGTTACACCAAGCGTTTTGCTGAGGGCGGGGAAGCAACGAACGAGAACGTCCGAACCCTTCGTTCTATTGACGTCACCCCTGAAGACAAACTTCCTATGAGAAAAAAGGAAGTAGGCCACCCCAACGAGTACGTTGACACTGTAGCGCGTTGGGGCCGTAAGGGCCAAGAAGGCTTTGCTACAATGATAGGGCTAGGTGACGAGGTTAAGTTTGCCAATGCCATACCTGAGTACTATTTTCCTAAGGACGAACAGTTAGATGGTCGTGGCGACGCGATGCGTCATATGTTGTTACAGGCACAGATAACGAAGAAGCTAGGTAGGACACCTGCGGAGATTGCAAGCTACATCCACGAGAACTGGCTCACTGGCGGTCAGTCGAAGGAAGAAAAAGCAATGGACGAGGCCAATGATGCGTTAGGCATGGACATTGGATCACGGGCCACGGACAAGGCAGACATGGCCTACCAAGCGTTACAGGCAATCAAGGCCGGGCAAGCAAAAACTATTGCAAAGAAAACAAAGAAGTAACACTTGCGTAAGATAGTATATTCCAAGTACACTACGGGAAATGATATACTGTACTGCTAAAAATACTCGGACAATATCCTATGCCAATTGACAAAGTAGTTAACCAAGCCCCTGAAACATCCATTGAGATTGAACAAGAGGGCTTGCCTGAGATTGAAATCGTCCTTGAAGACGACGGCGGGGCTACGATTGAGATGGGCGAAGACGAAGCGGGCGACGTAGAATTCCACGCCAACCTGGCAGAAGTCATTGACGAAGACGATTTAAACCGTATGTCAATAGACTTATTGGCATTATTTGAGGCCGACAAGGCGTCTCGTGCTGATTGGGAACAGGTTTATGCCAAGGGCCTTGAGCTGTTAGGCTTGAAAGTCGAAGAACGCACCAAGCCATTCCGTGGCGCAGCCGGTGCAGTGCATCCAATGTTGACAGAAGCGGTAGTCCAGTTCCAATCGCAAGCGATGAAGGAGCTAATGCCAGCAGACGGACCTGTTAGAACTCAGGTTTTGGGCAAGGAAACGATAGAAAAACTACAGCAAGCGTCACGTGTTCAAGATTTCATGAACTACGAACTGACCACAGTGATGGAAGAGTACACTCCAGAGATGGACCAAGCACTTTTCTACCTAGGTTACGGTGGTTCTGTGTTCAAAAAAGTGTATTTTAATGCACAATTAGACAGAATGGTGAGCAAGTTAGTGCTTGCTGACGACTTATACATCCCTTACACCGGCTCAAGCGTCATGAGCCAATGCCCACGGATCACGCACCGCGTGCCAATGGACGCAAACGAGTTCAGAAAACGCGTTATAGCGGGCGAATACTTGGATTTAGACATCCAACCAGAGACTACTGACCCCAATCAAGACCAAATCCAAGAAGGCGTGGACCGTCAAACAGGTTTAAACCCTTCTGACCAAGCTGAAGAAGTGTTTTTACTTGAATTCCAAGTGGATTATGACATTCCAGGCTTTGAAGACACCGACGAAGACGGTGAACCGACAGGAATTAAGCTTCCATACGTCGTAACGCTTGACGAAGTGAGCGGTAAAGTGCTTGGCGTGCGTCGTAACTGGAAAGAAGGCGACGAATTGAAACGTCGTTGCAATTATTTTGTGCATTATGTGTTGATCGAGGGCCTTGGTGCGTATGGCTTGGGCTTTGTTCACTTAATCGGCAGCCTTTCTAAGACAGCAACCGCTGCATTACGTCAATTAATTGATGCAGGTACGTTCTCTAACCTACCAGCAGGGTTCAAGGCCAAAGGCGCACGGATCGCGGACAGTGATACACCAATCCAACCAGGCGAATGGCGTGACATGGACGCTGGTGGCGCTGAATTGCAGGGTTCTTTATTACCATTACCGTATAAAGAGCCTAGCCAAACACTGTTCCAGTTATTAGGCTTCACTGTAGACGCGGGTAAACGCCTTGCAAGCATCGCGGACATGCAAGTTGGTGACGGCAATCAGAATGCAGCGGTCGGAACAACGATTGCATTGCTAGAGCGGGGCTCAATGGTGATGTCTGCCATCCATAAACGCTTACATTACGCACAAAAACTAGAATTCCAATTGCTTGCCAAAGGTTTTGGCGAGTACTTACCCAAAGAGTACCCATATGACGTACCGGGTGCCAGCCGTAAGATTAAAAAAGCAGACTTCGACAACATGGTTGCAGTACTTCCTGTTGCCGACCCTAACATATTCTCTACAGCACAGCGTATAACCCTTGCACAAACACAGCTACAGCTTGCGCAGGCGGCCCCACAGATGC